ATCGGTACTGAATATCGTGAATCGTTACTTGTAGAGTATATGCGATTGGAGCTGCGCAAGATAGGCGACTATCTGAGTGGTGCAGACAATCAAGGTAAAGCTTACTCTTCTATTTCGTTTATGGATAACTCTGGGCACGAGCAGCAATGGAGAATCGAAACTATCGACCTTAAGTATAAGGAATATATCGAATCTTTGATTTCTTACGATAAGCGAGCAGAAGAAGCCTTACTATCAAGCGTTGGTTTGGATGCATCTATCACAGCAGTTAGCAAGGATGGTGTTATCAGTAAGTCAGGTTCTGACGCATACTATAACTACCTTATCTATATAATGTCGCTCACACCAGAGGACGAGATATGTGCAGAACCGTTTAATCTCGCTCTTCGATTGAACTTCCCTGAACTCTATAAGCAAGGCTATCGCATAGGCTTCTATCGTGAGGTTCCACAGCGACAGGAAGACGTCGCACCAAAAGACAGACTAAATCAGCAGCAGTCATGAAGAATGTATTAGTAGATATTTTCAAGGATTTTGGTTCGTTCAGCAAGTACGCACCTGGTGTGGAAACGAATATGGACCTGAACGACCTGCTTTCGTCAGGTGTTACCGCTCGCAAGCGTGTTGAAACCATCATCACTGCAGAGGTGTTCGATGCAATCATCAGCAACTCCGATGAAACACTCATAGAGCCCCTGCGTTCTGCTGTGGCGAACATGACAATGGCGTCACAGTTGATTTTCGATAGTATCAACCGCAGGAAGAACCATGTCGACGTGTATAAGTACGAGGTGGAAGGGATGAAGCGTGCGTATATGGATAATTACTACAATGCGATGGATTCTGTCATCCAACGCTTGATGTCTACCGAGATTACGAGCGAAAATGCCGCCTCTCCTGCTGCTTTGTGGCGAAAATCACGATATTACAAGATAATCGACAGTTGTAAGATTAAGACCACCGAAGCGTTCGACTCTATCTATCCAATAGACCTCTCTTACTACTTCTTCTTCCGTATTCTCCCATTACAGAAGGAAACGCTCGACGAACGTCTATCAGCTTACTACGATAGACTCACGGGCGAGAATCGTGAGCGTATAGAACCGATATTGACGCTCGCACTGCTTAAGAAGACCGTTGCAAAGTCGCTCCGTCGCTTCGACATATTGGAGTTTCCTCCAACTATCCGTAACCTCTTCGATGATAGTCATGCTTCACGCACGGGCAAGGACGAACACGACGCTGCGCTTGCTCTTGCTGATCGGCTCGACCTCGAAGCAGAGGATCTCATCTCGAATGCAGATACGCTGCTCTCCACGGATGCCTCAGTGGATTTCTGCTCTAATTCAGCGTACAATAATCCTGATGATAATATTATAATGTTGCCATGATGAAGGATATTGAATTAATATATAAAGGTGAGACTCATAGCATTCCTAACCGCTGGGATGCTATGACCGATCGCCAGTATATCCGCCTTGTGGGCGACTTCCTTCGTATGGCAGCAGGCGAACTGTCCGCTGGAGAGGTTCGGATTAACTGGTTATGCGACATCATGGGTTGGGATAAGCGCAAGTTCCATTCAGAGGAACAAATTGCTAACCTCGTCGCAATATCTGAACAACTCACGTTCATGTTTCAGATAAACTACCCTGATAACAATAGCGTGCTGGATGGTGTTGACGAGGATACTTACGAGTTATGTCGTCGTGTTGATCCTTATCGCTTGAATATTCCACTTGCACGTGTATTGCGCCGTCTCGACTATCAGTATGTAGTTGACCTCTGCTTCTGTGCGCAGCTCATCCCTTCTGTTCAGATTGACGGACGTTCCTTTCCTGGATATCGAATTGAGACGAGTTTTGGAACGCTCACCTGCTCGCTTACTGCCCTTCAGTATGTCGAGGCGCAGGGTCTTATCGAGCGAGGTGAGGAGTCGTTGCCACTGCTCGCAGCTATTCTCTATTATCCAGAGAAAGAGTACAATTCTGAGCGTGCACACGAATTGGCTAACGCTTTCGCTAAACTTCCACTCGAAACGCTTACGGCTATATCGTTTAATTTTCAAGCATTTAACAACTATCTGTTTAGTAAAACTTCATTCTCGCTGTTGTCTAAGTTCGCTCATAAACCCAAGCAGCCTATCACCACCGATGCTTCTGATGCGCTCTACGACCTCTCCAAGGAGGGACTTGGCAACGCAAAGCAGATAGAACAGATGAACGTACTTACTTATCTGAAGGTGCTGCGTAAGAAGACTATCGATGCAGTTAAGGATATGAAGGGTTTTGGATGGGATAAATTAAAAATCAGTGAAGAGGTGGGGCTGCCTATCTCTGTAATCGATAAGATATTATGATAAAAAATCAGTTTCTCTATTTCGCACAATACCCTTCTAAGGAGGGTATCCGTGCTATACTTACCAACGGGTCGAGCGACTTTCCTGGTTACAACGAACTTGCAGAGTCACTCGATAAACTTCCCAATGTGTCGCGACTCCCCGAGATTACTAACTACGTCTATGGTCAATCTTTCGACGAATTAAAGCAGCGCATCGATAAGCTGGTAGGCTCCTTCCTGTTCGTTGACTATGGCGAACTGAACATGTCAGCAGATGGACGCAATTCTTATCAGATTACCCAGCGCATCGCTATTACCGTGGCGAACAAGATGACGAACCGTGCTGATGCTGCTGAATACATGCTTGCCTCCGATCAGACCCTTCGATTACTCTCTAAGCTTCACGCTTGGATGATAGCTGACGCTGAAGAAGGCAATATCGACTGGATATCTCGTGGCGAACTCGATAAGGCTGAGATGATACCCTTCGTAGCTACCGAACTATCCTCCCTCGGATGGACATTAATGCTCTCTTGTGTTGCACCAGACACGCTCGGAACACACGTTCAAAGTCGGTCCTTTGCGAATCGTGATTAAATACTTACCTTTGTATCGTGTTTATTAGTTGGTAGAATTATAATTAATAGTTTCTCATATTAAAGGATTGTTTAGGATAATGGATGACGGGGCTGACGCAGTGATGCGTTGGTCCCTTTTTGTATCATTCTTTAGCTTTAGATAATTACTCCTAAATCGCTGATTATAAGTGCAATAGTACTTGCGTGTTCCTTATTATAGTGTTAACTTAGCAGTACAATTAGAAACAAAGAACATTCAAAAAACAAAGATTATGAACGAGCAAATTCAAAGCATTCTCAACGAGAACGGAACAAAGACTTCAAAGATTCAGAAGCTTCTCACCCTTGGACTTACACGCAGACAGGTTGCAGACCTTGTAGCAAACGGAAACTACGGATTTGTGCAAAACGTCTACAAGCGCATGATGCAAGGAATGACACAGAGCGCAGCGCAGGCAGCAACAACAGTTCTTCCACAACTCGACTACACCTTTAACCGCAACTTCGGAGTTGAAATTGAAGCTTACAACTGCATGAGAGGACGCCTCGCAAGAGAACTCAACGCAGCAGGCATCAGAGTCGAGGTTGAAGGATACAACCACACCGACCACACTGACCATTGGAAGCTGGTGACAGACAGCAGCCTTTCAGGCAACGATACCTTCGAACTCGTTAGCCCAATCCTCCACGGAGAGCAAGGACTTGAGGAACTTGAGAAGGTCTGCTGGGTCCTCGACCTCTGCAACGCTAAGGTTAACGACTCTTGCGGATTTCACGTTCACATGGACGCTGCAGAATTCGACCTTCAGACTTGGAAGAACCTTGTAATCACTTACAAGCGCCTTGAGAATGTTATCGACCACTTCATGCCTCGAAGCAGACGCAACAACACTTTCTGCAGGCCTCTTACCACCATTTCAGAGACAATCATCAACCAAGCTTCTAACATTGGTGAGCTTAGAGCAGCTTTTAATCACAATCGCTACCACAAGGTTAACCTCGAAGCCTACGCACGCCATCGCACGGTGGAGTTCCGCCAGCACGGAGGTTCAACAAACTTCACAAAGATGTCTGCTTGGATTCATTTTCTCGCAAAAATGATTACCTTTGCAAAACAAGGGCAGGTACAAACCAACACCACCCTGCAGAACGTTCCATTCCTCACCGAAAGCGAAAAACTTTACCTAAAGATAAGAACAAAAAAATTAGCAGTATGAGAAGAATAAA